TATCCCACCGCTGAATGTCAAGGGCTTGGGCCGTATCATCGATTGTAAAATAGACGTAGCCGAGGAGATCTCCAGAACGTTCGAATTGAACACTGGACATAGAATTGTTTTTCACAGGTCCATGGATGACTTGTTTTTCGATGGACTGTGAAAAATTAGCATGCCGTTTAAAGGTCGAGCTAAAGAAAGATATTTCGGGATCACCAGTGATATATTCATCCTGGGCTCCAATAGCGATCAATTGCACGACACCTGCTGACATGGTATACTACTTTAAGGGGAGAAAATTACAAATTGGGTTTTCTACACACGAAACGGAGAACTAAAAAGTTATCTTTCTCGGGAGTTGATGGTACGATCAGGTTTCCATCTTGATTTCTGATGTTTATATTTAATCGATCAATACGACGAATTGGATCGATATATTGGGTCACAACGGGGTAGTTATCTTTGTAGTCAATAACAAGATCTTCAGACTTTACAAGACTCGCGAACGAATTCCGTAGAATACTGAGGGGAGCTTGTCCATCATAAACGTTTGATGTACGATCATTGAAAATGGAATCGAGTTGTTCAATGGATACATAACAATGTTCAGTAGCAACATTGGAATGAATGCGAGCAGCGAGGAGTCTAGCCTGAACAACATTCTTCAGTGGTTGACTGAGAAAGCAAGTGAAGGTGTTCGCGCTATCCTGACCCAAGGTATCGACTGTGATTGTGTGGTACTCATAGTTGAGATCGGGAATCGTCTCCGTGGGTGAAGTAATGAGAGCCATTTATAGTTAGCTTAGATTAAAGATCCGCCGATTCCATCCTCAATCGCGTAGCCAGCGTGGTCATCAACAAGTTGTTGGGCACCACAGAGACCACCCGGGGTAAGACCTAAAGTATAGGCATCATCCTTCTTACCCGAACCTGGGGTACACTCGAGACTGGGCTTGAGATCGAAGATGGACGCTTCGGAAACAGCCTTGATCTTGATTGGCCTGGGTTGGTACGCACTGATGTTACGGGTGAGTGCGAGGGCGACAATCAGTAGGATCAACACGATGACAGAAGTGATCGCGTTGCGGTTGGCTTGATTCAACTTGAACATTTATTATAGGTGTACATTTTTTTAAAGTGCGTTAAAGATATTTTTTTTAGTTTCTACATAGAGAGTAGATGGACGAAGAAATCATTCTTGACCGAGGAAATACTACTGTGATGAAATTGGATGCTGATGAACAGGCGCTTATGGATGAGATTGAAATCTCAGCACCTCGTCCCAAACCTGTTCCCCGTCCAGTACACAGGCAAGCACCCCCTCAGCAACAGACCCATCAAGAGGCGATGGATGCTTTTGTGAATCCCAATAAACAATCCGCTCCTGTACATTCTCAACAGGATGAAGAGATTGACTATGGCGAAAATGAACCTACTTTCTATGACGATGAACCAATGGGTGGTCCAGGACCTGAGGAAGAGCAACCTTCAAAGGGGTACACTTCAATTGACGAGGAGAAGTCGGACCTCATTAATAAGCTTGGACGCCTCGAGAAGAAGGGGTTCGCTGTGAACAAGAGACTCACAGCGTATTCGAACATAGACGAATTACGTTCGGAGGTGAAGCGTATCACCTATAGCATAGATGTGGAACAGTCGGTTCGATTCTCGAGGCGTATGTTGATCGCTTGTGTGACTGGTTTAGAGTTTTTGAATAAACGCTACAATCCTTTTGAAGTTCAGCTCGAGGGTTGGTCCGAGTCTGTAATGGAGAATGTCGATGACTATGATGGTGTGTTTGAGGAGTTGTATGTAAAGTATCGCTCGAAGGTCAGTGTCGCCCCTGAAGTGAAGTTGATTATGATGTTGGGTGGTTCGGCAATGATGTTCCACCTGACGAATAGTATGTTCAAGTCGGTGATGCCCAATATGAACGATGTGATCAAACAGAACCCAGATCTCGTGAAGAATATGATGTCGGCGGTCCAGAACACAACTAGAAACACAGGTGGGCCATCTGATAATGCTCCCGTGGGTGGCACGAACAATGGTGAATATGAGATGCAGGGTCCGGGTGTAGATATCTCGAGCCTCATGGGTGGTATCATGATGCCCCCACCACCCCCGATGAACACTACGATGGGTGAGGCCCCCCAGGCACCCAGTCTTGATGACGATGATGTTTCGGACATCATTTCCATCTCAGGAGACTCCACTGGGGGTGAAGTCAAGGAGGTAAACGTCAGTGGCGCCACCAAAGCGAAGCGTACTCGACGAAAGAAGAAGACGGAAATTAATCTCTAAATATATATAAATGATAGCGTATTGTCCGCTGGAGGATCTGGAACCTCCCGCTCGACAGCAGAAGGCTGTCGAGGAGCCCGAGGTCGAAGAGGTTGAACCTCAGATCGGTCTTGAAGAAACTGAAATGAATTACGTCATCATGGCTTTCATTGCCGGCGTGATTGTATTAGCCGTCTCTGATTCCATCAGGGCGTAAATGAACTATGTCTACCGCGGGGTATCCCCTCGTAGTAAATTTAGTATGTGAATGTTTTCTTAGTTTCGGAGTCATCGTTGAACTTTATTGTTTGGAGACCCCCACCAATAGAAGAGAGAAGTTCCACATGTATGTCATATGCAAATTCTTGTACCGATGCTGCACCATCAGCGGGTAGGACTGTAATTTTATTCGATGTTGTCGTCACTATAGGACTCCAGGGATAGGCATTTGTTCCTCCGAATAGATTCTTCGTACCTACGGCAATGTCTTCACTCGATGCAGTTCCATCACTCGTACCTCCATGAACCTCTAGAATCATCGTACTTATGTTTGATACCGTAGAAGTTTCCCTAAGCATCATAACACATTTAGCATAAAATGCATTATTCGCGAATGTCAATGTAATATCCTTACCTTGTCCAGACGTTAAAGTGAATGCATTTGAATATTTTTTGTCAGCCACACCATCAGAGTTTGTGATGACACCACCATTCACATGAAGTGATGTATTCGCTGTAGCACCATCAAGACCGATGGCGACCTCATTACCGAGATCAATCGCACCTTGTACCGTGAGGTTATTCCTCACCGTTAGGTTACTTTTTATCATCGTTTCAGTTGAACTGGGTTCTATGAAGACATTACCGAGAGTGTCCCCGTAAATATTGGAGACACCCCCAGTGGTCTTGAACTCTATAATGGCATTACTCGAAGAGTCCTCCACTCGTGCCACACCATCATACACATGGAATTGGGTCATTGGGTTTTCTGTACCTACACCAACGTTACTCGTATGAACAATGTGAAGTCCATCAGCTTCGACACTATTGTCGGTCGCACCAATCGTAATACCAGAAGTTGTGTGTGTCGAGTTTCTGAAGCCTCTCACGTAACCACCGTAGTTATCGGTTGTGTAGAGAAGTATACCAGTCTTTTTGTTTGTCCCAGGACTCTCGAGCTTGAGCATGTCCAGATCAGTCGTTATGGGATCATAAAGGTGAACATTTGACACCGGAGACTCTGTACCTATACCAAGACGACCGGATTCATCGAACCGTGCGAATTCTACATCAGATGCCACACCAACCTTGTGTGTAAAAGTTAGAGGACGCTTAGCACCACCATCAGAAATATTACGAATGATGTTCACCGATGGATCATCTGAAGTTGTCAAGAAAGCTAAACCTGTAATGATAAACGAACCACCCGCGGCGAACTCAATGTCACCATTCACCTTTAGTTTCGTCGCAACACTACTCACAGTTGCATCCGTACCACCTACGACAACGACACCACTCGGAGCAATAGACATTGCGAGGTTTGTATCTACTACACTATCAGGGTCGACGACGACGTTAGAGGATGTAAATGTTTTGAAAAGATGTTGTGGTGCGAGGTAGTAGATGCGATCGGGACCTTCTTGTGCGTCACCGCCACCATCATTACCTTTGAAAATGAGAAGTTCTGTCTTTCTAAAAGTTGGGTCATACACTCGTTCCTGTAAGTAGCAGTTACCAAAGATGTCATTCTCCAAACCACCAAACGTTATTTTTTCTCCGACAACGACATTTCCATTCACCTCTAACCTTTCGCGAGGTGCATCTGTAGCTATGCCGATGTTTCGTGATGTACCCTCTATGAATAAAGCGGTCGCGGTTGGTTCAGAAACTTTTTCATAGTCCTCCGTAATCCTGAAATCACTAGATGCACCTGTAACACCCACAGACCATCCAGTTAGAGCTGTATCGTTATCACTCTGGACATACGAAGTAAAGGCGTTACCACTGGCTACGTCCGTTTGCATGGCTACGATGGCATCACCAGACGATTCGTGGTTATGTACCAAAATACCATTACCTGCTCCTTCATCACCAACAGGATTTCCTATACCGGTAGCATATACTTCGAGGTGTGCAGATGGTTGAGTCGTACCGATACCCACACGTCCATCTGCGCGTAAAGTTAGAACCTCTGTTCCATCTGTGTAGCGGTCATCTGCGAGGTAGATATCAAGTTTGGATTTGGATTTTCCAACTGTGTTATCATATTTTCCCATCTTGAACGTGGCTCGCACACCATCACGATCCGCATTACCCTCACGGCTGAGATGCATCACATCAGCAACATCAGTACTTCCACCAACAATAGCCGTGACGTTAGAGACTGTCAAGGGAGCTGAACGGTGGTTAAATGCGTTTCGGTATTGAATTGGTGTGTTGATAAAAACGGAGCCACCCGAAGTGTGAAGACGACTTTGGGGTGTCGCAGTGCCCACACCAACATTACTCGATTCAAGGATAGTCATCTTTGGGGCTCCCATCACATTCGAGGTGCTCGCGTAAAAGTTAAGACCCTTCCCACTTTTGACGATGTTCTCCACTTTATTCTCACCAGTGACAGGGTTAGAATAGATGCGCATCGATGTATTCCCACTGATTCCACCCCAAACATTTCCATACACTGTGGCATTACTCCCCAATACGTGAACATTTCCAGAGACGGTGAGTGACTCGGTCGGTACAGTTGTCGCTATACCAACTTTTCCGTTAGATGCAATACGTATGCGTTCTGCATTTTTTGTTTTGAATCGAATGTTTTGGTTAGAACTCGAAGTGCTCGCACCGTAAACCTCGATGGAGCTTACGTTGGAAGCAGTTGGACCGGATTTAAGAGTGAGTACATTTGAAGTACTGTCTCCACCATATCTATCTGCATGAAGTGTGACACTCGACGCCGATGAAACGACATCTGTCACAAGATTTGTCGTCGCCACGTTTCCGAGAACCGTGAGGACGTTCTCTGCGTTAATGTTCGCAAAGATCTTAGCACCTATAGAAAGTGTATCTGTTGGTGTTAGATTCGATATACCCGACGGTGCCGTTCCGGTCGTACGCAAAGCATTCATTTGCACATTACTATTGATGATCACAGGTGCTTCGGCTCCGGGGCTCATCGTCAGTAAACCACCGACTTGTAAACCACCGGGACCTACAAGAAGACGTTGTGTATAGACATTACCACTCGAATGGAATACATTCGAACCAGTATCTTCCAAGAATACATTCGATCCCACATCGATCGTGTGTACGGGATTTATATTCGAAAAACCAACATTTCCATCGGTGTACAACTGACCATACACGTGAAGGTTCACGGTGTTTGAGTCAAAGGTGATCAATGTATCTTCAGGTCCAATAAAGGAGCGTGTCAATACAAATTCATTCTCAGACATGTCGTAGCCAAAGACTAGATTCGCTTCATTTACATCTTCAGACATAATCAGAGCTGTATCGAACGTGCCCGCACCATTGTTTTTACCCATGAGAATCACAGGATCTTGGACGACAAGGTTTTGTACGGTTTGATAAATCGTCGTATCAGTGACAAAAACATTACCAAAGACATTCATATCACCGTATAATTTAAACTTACCATTCTCGACTATCACGTCACCATTTTTGAAAACAGCGACATTTGATCCGACATTTGTAGATGTACCAACTGAAAGTTTTGTATTTACATTCACATTGGTTGCTACCATATCACCACTCACTGTCAAGACATTCGACCCAATACTATCCACCTTAAATTTCTGGTTAGTGGTTTGTAAGATGTTTGAGGCGATCACATTTGTCGTGGCTAAATTACCTCGAACAGTCATCAAGTTTGTAGCATTTCTGTTAATCACGACATTGCTGGTACCAACCTGAAAATCGTTCACGGGGATTGCACCTACACCAATTTGTGTACTTGTCAAACGAACGACATTACTGAGCCCAGTCACCTTAAAATCCGTTTGATTGGCTGTAATCTTACCAGGTATAGTAAGAATTTTGGTTTCAATACTATTCGATGCAGTAAGGTCATCGACTTCAATCTCTGAAGTGATAATACTTCTGACAGATGTCAAGACGTCTTGCTCTACTGGGTCTGCATCAAGACTCGACACAAAAATTTGGTCGAAACGAACTGTTCTACCCATATACTTTAGTTACCGAATAAAATTCCAGCTAATCCATCCTTGATTCTGAGAACATTATAGTTCACAGCGTATACGAAAATGGGTTGGTTGTCGGGTCTATTGAGACCCTTCTCTACACCACGTAAAACAAGTTTCGCGTTATCCAGACGACTGAAATTACAGCTTCCAGATGGATTATACTCAGAAGCATTCATACAGAAATGGTAGCCGAAATAGCGGGTATAAAGAAGCACCTCAGTTTCTGGAACATATTCACTCGTACCATAGGAAGACTTGTAATAGTTTTGAACTGTGTGGAAATAAAGTGGTGTCATATTTTCGAGTAAGGGTGTACCATTGATTTGGATGTCAGCGTTCAGAAACGTGAAACGATCATTCGCAAAATCATCACTAAGAGCACCGAAACCCCAGAACAAGGACTTGACTGGATGATTAAAGCTCGAGATGTCTATGACGTTGTACCCACCACCCTGAGTGTTATCTGATACAGTCACCAGTTCATTCTCAATTTTTTGGGTTTGTGTGATTATAAAATCGATACTGCGTTTTGTGAGAGATTCTCGCTCTTCCTTATCAAGGTAAATATAGTTTCCATACACTTTAGCCTGTTTATCCACTTCTTGTATAGATGCAGAGTTTGCTTCATCAAAGTCAATCCTGATTTCGACTTGATGATTTTGGAGGGCGACAAGGGGTAAGAATGCCTTGTGGTCACAGAAAAAGAAGTGAAGTGGCACGAAGGCTCTGTTCGCGGTCGAAGTCTTGTTATTGAGTTCTTGAGATTTATTCTGTGTATCCGCCATATAATTCGCCCAGATGTCACTATAGTAATCATAATGTTGAGAGTCAACCTTTTGACCACCTATAAAGAGATTTATGGTGGAGTTGTAAAAAAGGTTTGAAGATATATTGGCATCTCTAGAAGTTGCTTCAAACCATAAACCATTAATCACATCACCCAACACAGGGATAGTTATGGAAGTATCCGTGGAACTGATGGTTTTGATAAATTTAGGAGCTTGTGAAAAGTTTGTATGCCGAGCAAACTTCATACGGAAAAAAGAATGTCCCTCTTCACTTGTGAGGTACAGATCTTGAACACCTTTAGACACGAGCTGTATTAATGCACCAGACATTTAATAGATGTTCAGATTATAAAAACAGACACTTTCCCTGAGGGAACTCACTCTTTTTTTCGTCCATAGACTTCCCATGAATCTTAAACCCACCTTGTCTGTATATTTTTGCCCGTTTGTAATACATCGCTGTAAACACTGACCAAGGGTCGTGTACATCGTAGATATGAGGTTCGTTTTTCTTACCTTTCGTTTCTCTCATGATGCGACCAATACTTTGAGTGATGTCCGATTTTGGACTCGCGAGGATCACTGTATCGAGGGTTGGAATGTCCAGGCCTTCATGGGCTTGACTGAAGGTGGCGAAGATGATTTTCTTCTTGGAAGATTCTTGGAGAGCAGCCTCTTTCATTCCACCCATGTAAAGACCAGATGTCTTAGGGAAACACTGGTGGAGGAGTTCACAATGTTGACGACGATCACTGAGGACTAAGAGTTGTCTCGTTCCAGCTGAAGCCTTCTTTACGAGTTCGACGAGCATTTTGTTTCTTTGGCGGTCCTCGACGAGTTCTGTAATCATGTTGGGCATTGAAATCTTTCCATTCCTCATAGAAGGTGGTGGGTTTCGATAGTTGGGTGAATCAAAAGTTACTGGAAATACTTCAACTTGTCCCTGATTCTTTCTCTCAACTGCGAAGAATGTTGGACCCATAAACCAATGGAGCACCTTCGTGAGACCATCTTTCCTTTCAGGAGTTGCCGAAAGTCCAAAGATGTGCCGAGGACATAACTTGAAGAGACTCTGACTGAACACCTTCGCACAGATGTGATGAGCCTCATCAACAATTA